AAGCTGGATTTTGGCTTGCCCCTCGCGGCGAGGAAATGAACGTCGTAGCTTACGGCTATCGGGTTGGAGAGGTGCTACTACCCTCTCTTGGTCCTATCAAACGGTCTGCAGAATTTTCGAAATGTGCAGAAGTAGATTTAACAAGGCGTCCGCCTGTGAATGTCAGTTTAGGCTGTCACTTGCAGGGTTCAATGGAGCCTGAACCCGATCCAGCCGATCCTATGACGGTCGCTGCGGGGGTGTGTAAACGATTCGCGTTTGCGCCTCCAGTTCCTAACCCGGAGAAGCTTGAACGGCTCCGGGTGTTCGTTAGGAAGTTTGTCCGTTCAAACTTTGACCCACTGCCCTATGACTCGGATACGAGCGTCGGCACTTGGCTTGAGAGTACCCCGTATCCCGCATGGCGGAAAGAGGAGCTCAAGTTGGCGTGGGAGAAGTGCAATGGTATTCTGAAGAAAGAAGATTACGTATGCAAATCGTTTGTGAAAGACGAGACTTACCCGGAGTTTAAACATGCAAGAGGCATTAATTCCCGTACCGATGCTTTTAAATGTAAGGTCGGACCTGTGTTCAGGCTCATTGAGCAGGTGGTCTATAAGCACGCGGCTTTCATAAAGAAAGTGCCGGTCCATAAGAGGCCAGAGTACATAATGAACAGGCTCAAACAGGTTGGTGCACGATACTTTGCAACGGACTACACCGCGTTTGAGGCACTGTTCATTAAGGAATTGATGGTGGTTTGTGAGTTTGAGCTCTATGAGTATATGACTCAAAACCTACCTGAATTTGAAGAGTTCAATGCTCTGTGCCATGAGGTCTTAGCCGGGACGAACAAGTGCGATTATAAGTCGTTCTCGGTGAAACTCAATGCCACAAGGATGTCCGGTGAGATGTGCACTTCTCTCGGAAATGGTTTTAGCAATCTCATGTTCATGCTTTTCCTCTGCGAGGAAGTCGGCAGTACGTATGTAGAAGGGGTAGTAGAGGGCGATGACGGACTTTTTGTCATCTCCGGGCCTGCACCTTCGACAGCTGACTTTGAGGAACTTGGTCTGGTGATCAAGTTGCAAGAATGTGAAACCATTGAGGAAGCAAGTTTTTGCGGAATCATCTTTGACCCAAATGACCAACAGAATCTTCGTGATCCGATGCGAGTCTTGACGACTTTCGGATGGACCAGCCGCCAGCATGTGTGCAGCGGCACGAAGAAGAAAAAGGCTCTGTTGCGTTGTAAAGCCCTTTCACTCGCTCATCAATACCCGGGTTGTCCGATCATACAGTCACTGGCTCAATATGGACTAAGAGTCACTTCTGACGTGGGCAACTATTCGACTTGGAAAATCATCAATGGGAAGTCGATCAACGAGTATCAGCGAGGGATCCTAATGGACGCGATGATCAACCCCATCAAACCGGCTCGGATTGGAATGGGATCGCGATTGCTTGTAGAGCGAATGTTTGGCGTCCCCGTCGAGGACCAGATTCGCTACGAGCATTATCTTGAAGGATTGTCCAGCATCCAGCCACTCTCGGCTGGTGTGTTGGAGCACTATCTTCGACCTGTCTGGGGAGACTACTGGCGCCAGTATGTTATCCGACGCCCCCAGGAGGTCAATTATCCAGGTCTTGTGACAAGAGAATGTCAGAGATTTGATGAGGTCTGTAAATTGACCGGATGGTAGAGGCGCGCGCCCAGCAGGCGTTAAATGTCTAGTTGCGTTCTTTCCCTAGGATTGCCCCACA